GACTCGAATTGATTCTTTAAATGATGCGTTTATGAAAGGAACAAGAGCATCAAAATCAACATCATGCTCTTCGGCATAAGAACATACCGCTTCAATCAATGAACATCGATCTCTGGTCATAATCAGATTAATGTGTTCAACGAACTCCTCAAGTGTGACTACTCTTAGCATTATAGGTAAAATATATGGTTGTCAATTTTTGTTACGAGTCGTTTTTTCTTTGACCAACTTGGATGAACAGTGTTTGAGTGGTAATACATCGCGTCTCCAAGTCTCTTCTTTATTCGTAGGTCTTCTTTAGTCAGTAGTATCTTGGCAACGCTCTTGGATACTTCCCATGATGCTCTATCCCAAATGTCATCTGATCGGCCTGGTCTATACCACGAAAACTGACTCCTTTGTTTCACGACACTCTCAATGGTGTTCGGGTATAGCGGCGATTCAACTCTATTCAAGGTAACGACCCCGACCGCAAACATCCCAGTTATCGACTCTCCACGAGCCTCGTGATATATGTTTAAGGCAAGCCATCTGATATCCTTATCACTGATATCTGGCTTAACCGTTGACTCCTTCACAATCTTGTCCAGAGACTCTACCTCTTTTGTCAAATTCGTTCCCCAGACAAATAGCGAAAAAATAACGATTGTCATTAGTGTTACTATTCTTTGTATAATCATTTGACCATGTCTACTTAGAAAAATAACCACCCATTCGAAGGGTGGTGTTAATTAATATAACAAAAAAATACTAGATATCAAACAATCTCACACGCGCCACCTGCGCATGCGTATTCCTTTATACCAATAGTATTGTCATCGTGTTCTGATATATTGAATTTACTCCAATCAATGGTTGGATGCTCTTCAACACATTTATTATACTGTTCCTCAGTAATCGGCTGATATGGAGCCTGACGATAGTTATGTTCACTGTACGGCAGGAACGATATCCCGTTGATCTCATCAAAGTGCTCATATACAAACGATGCAGCCTTGAGCCATTCATCTTCTTTTAGATATATGGTGATTGAGATATTATGCTCGGCCCAGTATTTGTTGTAGAGAAGATAGAGTTCGAGTTGTTCAATGGCACTGATGCTCTTGGCATCTACTGCATTTTCGGGGCTCTTTACTGGGAAACTAAAAACAAGGGTAGATGCTGGTTTTGTAACATCTGGCTCGTTTGGTACTCCCTGTTCAACGAGAAACTGGCTTAGTGGATCCTTCATATCGTTTCTAACGGTCCGAATGTAGTACTTCGAGTATCTTGGATGTATACCAGATGATGCATCAACCAATTGAGAAACGGTGCCACTGGGTTTGATTGTGGTAAGAGCTACTGATGATTCAATCCCAAGAACATCACTCCAATAGTCATTGACATCAATTGCTTTCTTCTTCAATTCGATGAGCCACTTCTTCAAAACTTCTATATCACCCCTTCCTGACATAATCTTGTTATCCATGATGCCAGTCAGTGACACACCAAGAAGTCTCTCTTCTTCGGTATTCTTCTTCCAAGACGAACGAAGATATCTGAAATCGGTGAGGGTTGATTGGAACGTTCCCAATATGGTGGCGATCTCAACCTTCTCTAATAGGGTCTCAAGCGTATCATTCTCTCGGACAACCACCTCGGTCAAATTACAGAACTGGTTTGATCGAAGTACGATTTCTCCGCAAGGATTTGCGCCTCCGGTTTCAGCAAGGGGTTGGGGATCCCTTCGACCAATATCCGTTGCCTTTTTTACTGCTGAAACGCGGTTGAAGATTCCTCTCTCACCAGACTTTGAATTATATAAGGACAACCACTCTTCCATGAACTGGGCAATATCTGGTTTCTCGGTGTAGCATACTGAAATGTTTGCTAGTGCACGCTGGCCATTATCAACCCACCACTGTCCAGACTTCGCAAGTCTCATGCGATCATCGCTTAGGTTCGATAGACAGATACAAGCACTTCGACGAACACCACCAACCACGACCGCCTCACCAATTTTGCACATCACATCATTACACTCAAGAGAGTTTAGTTTTCTACCTGCCGCATTCTGGAAGACTCGGATGACAAAACGGAACATCTCCTCAAGTGGCTCAGGACCTGATGAACGACCACCAAAGGTCTTTAATGGTGTTCCAGCTGGCCTCACCTTGCTTGTATCCCATTTGGGAATCAAGCCCTGATAGAGTAAAGATATAAGTTCTCGTAGAGCAGAAGCCCAACCAATCCTAGAATCTTTGACGCTGATGATTGAATCTGTTTCAAAAAACTCCTCGGACACAACCGGAAGCTTTGCTATAAACTGACGCTCAACCGAGTATCCAACACCAACCCCACACATCAAGAGGTAGAATGCCTCATCAAAGGATCGCTGATTATCAACCGCCAAATATGAGCAATTGTATCCCGCTGCATTGTCGCGTTCAAGTGCCTTTCCCGCTGTCATTAGACAACGCATAGAAGGCATAGTATCTAGTTTATAGATAGAGTCATATACTCGCTGGTGTGGGAACTTATCATTCCTGTCTCGGAAAAAATCACAATATCTTCCTACTGTTTCGTCCCATCTCTCGCGTCTTTGTTCTTCTGGTAGGTATCGTGAGTATCTACTCTTCGCTATGTACTGCTGGTAATCCGAAAATTCTTTCATTTTTTCTTGGTTATAGTTCAATGCCTTTAGCCGCCTTCCCTCCGACATTCTTCTTGATCTCTCGTAGTCGGTCTTTGAATCCCTCAGGAACCATTTTGCTACTCTGAATCGTACTGCCCATAAAGGACCAGTGTACAACAGGAGCACCGATAATTTTATGGATTGAACCTTCCTTGCCACAATTAGGGCAGGGTTGGGTTAATGGCTCATCCATTCTTGAGAGTGGGAGGAATAGCTCGAATACATGATCGCACTCGACACATCCAAAGTCGTAGGTTGGCATTGTTTATTGTTTGCGGGTTATTGAAATTAGGTCTTTGGCCTTTTTTTCCAGAAGAGGTTTTCTGTTAGGCCAGTAGATGTATTCTTTGCCTTCATCTTTAGCAAGGCTCTTCAGAAACGGGATGATGAGCTTCTCGATTTCACCCATTCTTGATTTCATTGCGTTCTCATATTTCTCAGCAAGCTCATCATCAGCGGACTTGCATATGAGTTCAGATAGCTCTTCCATAGAGCGTCCCTGATCGCTGAGGATTTCCTGTATCTGGGCAGAGGTTACATTGAGAAGCTGGTCGATCTTCTTCTCGATTCGTTTGGTGTTTGACTCCATCAAATCATCCATAGATGACTGATGAAGTACTACCTTGTTGATTTGTTGCTGGAGGTTCTTTATATCAGTTGAAGACTCTTTTGTGGACTTGAGTTGTTCCTCAAGTGATTCAGTCTTCGCCTTATATTCAACTTCATCAATCGCCGAGAACCCGAAGTCCTCTTGGATAAAGTCATCGAAAATATTATCACTCATTCGTGTTCAATTGGATTTTAATGGTCTACTTGGTCTACTATTTATCTTAAAAATCTGACAAGCAATTCGTCATCAGCTTCATCCGATTCTTGATGAAGTATGTCAGGATCTTAGACCTATGACCAACCACAGGCTTGTCATATTCTTGAAGGATAGCTTCTCGTATATCAACCGGAATCTGGGTGAGGTCGATCATAGATCTGTTCCTATGCCAATGTGACTTTTGATCCTCGGTCAGATTCCGATAGAACTCATCCTCACTCATCTTAAGCCAGCCATTGACCTTCTCGGTCATGATTGATTTCTGTTTCACACCATCGACTAGACACCTATCTCCCGATAGAAAATTGGGAACCCCATCCGAGGAGTCGCCTCGGATAATATGCTCCCGAAGAAATTTATCCGGACTCTTATCCTTCAACCACCTTTTCCTCATAGCATCAAACTGGAAAACGTTCGGGTATTTTTGTAGTTGAATGAAATCCTTATCGGATGAAAGTATGAGCTTAGCCTCATCCCGATACTCAATACAAAGAGTGGCAATGATATCATCACCTTCCGCCCTCGGAACCTTTACGACCCTATACGGAAAGGTTGTTCGTACCTCATCAATGATTTTATCAATGACTCGGTATACATCATTCCAATCGATGTCAGAAGCCGCTCGTGCCTTTTTTCGATTTGCCTTATAGTGTTCAAAGATATCCTTTCTCCAAGGATTACCACTATCAACCGCGAACACGAGTTCACCATATTCTCGATAGAACTTTACCCTATTCTCTCGTATACTGTTAAGGAAAATGTGTCTTATCATTCCCTCATCGATAACATCTTTGTTTATCTTGAGGGAAGACATCACCGACCCGATCACAAACTGTGATGTGTCAACTATTATCATTTTATAATGGTTAGTATGACAGTCGATGAGTTGAACCTTCCATTCGCTGGAGTTGGTTTAGTAGTCAGACCATCAATAATTTTATTGAGTTCACGTTTCTTTCCAGATACCACTACCTTCAGAACCTCGTCTGGTTTTCGAAGAGTAAGAGTGACTGATTCTTTTTCGTTGAAGTTGAGGAGAGAGCATCCTTTAGCCTTAAATCCACCTCGGTCAGCGGTAACATACTTCGACAACTT